TCATAGGCTCCATGCACTGCGGTAACTCCCGCAGGTGAGTGAGCGCATACTAGCACGGATCGCTAGAGCATTTCAAGCATGAACAACTCGATCACTTCCATTTCCTCGGCATCCTCGGACTCCGCTCGCAAAAGCATGGTGATTTCGGCCACCAGCAACGCAAGCAATCTTTCCTGCTCCTCGACATGCTGTCGAGCCTTTGCCAAGCGCAGGCTTTCACGCTCCCTGGCCGCCTCGCTCTTGGCCTTTGTAAGTAAGCGCTCACGTTGCGACTGATCTTCTTCGAGCGCCGCCAGTCTTTTGGCCTCTCGCTCACGCTTTGCGCGCAGCTCATACAAGCGCTGCTGCATTGCATAGATCGGCCAGCCCCCGGTGACATCTGGTGTGGCCGGAGGACGCGGCGCATCAGGCAGGCCATTGAAGTCCGGCGCCGAGAAGGCCCATAGTTGGCCAACTGCCGGCCGCGGGATGATGATCTGCGGCGCAGACCCGCTCGGCTCCCACTCCAGCGTCGCCGGGTTATAGGCCTGCAGCGAATGGATGATCGGCGCGGCGGTCGTGGCGTCCGTCCTAGCCCGCGGGAGAGCCCGGCCGTAGTAGCTATCGCTCGGCTCCCACTGCAGCCCCGCCGGCTTGTACAGCGACTCGAAGGGTGGCGAGGCGAAGTCGCCTAGGACTCGCCGCTCAATCGGGACTTGCTTGACCTGCCCGCGAGGCTCCCATTGCATGCCCTCGGGCTTGAACAGTACCTCGAACTCAGGCCGTGCAAACTCAGGCCGGCGCGTCTCTGTGCGGTTCTGCGGATAGATGCCGCGAGTGAGCCATGCCAGGTCGGACGGGTCATACCCAGGAGCCGATGGCGGCTGGAGCGGATAGATGCTGTAGTCAAGCGCGGCCCTGGGCAGCGCCCGGCCGATAGGCTGCCACGATGGCGCCCATTCCATGCGCTGTGGGTCATACAGCGGCGCCCCAGCAACAGGCACCCAGGCAAACCACGGCCGGCCAGCAAGTAGCCCGCGGGTTGGCTGCGTGATGGAGGCCTGCCACTGCAAGCCCTCGGGCTTGTACAGCGCCTCGAAACCTGGCTGGGCGAACTCTGCCCGCCTGATCTCCGGCAACCTGACCGGCGAAGCAAGGTACGCCAGCCAATCCATGACGGCCGGGTCGTACCCGGCAGCCACGACCCGAGGCGGGTATACCGTCCAGTCAAGCAGCGCACGAGGCAGGCCCCGTGCGGGTTGTTGACCCTCTGGCGTCCAGTCCTGGAGCGCTGGTTTGTAGAGGGCCTCGAAGGGCGGCGCTACAAACGGTTCGATTCTGCCGCGTGCGAGCTGCCGCTGCGGCTGCGCAACAATGGGGCGAGGCAGCCACGCAAGCCGGTCAGCTACCGGCTCACGCCAAACCGGTCCCGTTACCGGCTGGTATTGATACTGGCTGCGCTCGGCCACATTACCTCACCGGCCCCCAGCCGTTTTCGCCGTACACGAGGACATCAGCGGGGCGGCATTCCATGCACTCTTTGGCCCCGCACGATGGGCCATTGCACCGCATGCACCATCCACGCTTGCGCCCACTGCCAGGCATCACCAGCCAGTGCTTTTCGCAGTGCACGCACTGCAAAGTGTCTCTCTCGACCGGCGGGCCGTCCGGGGAATCAATCCGAACGTACCCCGCCGGTCGGCGGACAGTCCACTCGCTCATTCGTCCCAAACAAATGTGCAGTTGATGTTCGGCGTGCCGCCCGAACTGATCGAGCGCAGCCCGATACCGTTTGCCGTGCCCACAGTCGTGCGCAGCTCGCGGCCCGGGTTGGCAATCCAGGTGTAGGTCGCGCGCTGGTTCAGCGGGATCTCCAACAGGAAGTTGGCCGCATAGGTCGGCTCGGTCATCGTCCCGCCGCGCAGGTTGCACGAGGCCGCGGCAGATTGCGGGTCCGCAGCTTCCTCGGAAACCGCGGTGCCAGCAGCGCCGGCAGCGGTATGCCGCAGCACGTCAAAACGGGTCGCCACGTCCGCCGGGGTGGCGTCGGAGCCGATCACGATCTGATTCAAGCGCCCAACGGCAGCAGCCGCGGACTCAAGGGCCAAAATCGTCAAGTTGGTACCGGCTGGGGTACGGTGAGCACCATAGTAAGAAGGCATGTTTCCACCTCATGAAGGAACGTTGTCAGGTGGCGTTTGACCCGCAGCCACCACTTGCGGTTTTGCGATCGTGATTATCGTCCAAGGCCAAGACATTGCGGCCATGATCGACGGATCAAAGGCCACCGCAAAGTTGGCTCCGTAAATCTGGAAGGCGTTAGACTGGAATGCGTTCGGCTGGAAGGCGGTGGCCGGAGTCGATGTGAAAAACTCCCACGCGCCTACGTCGTAAGCGGCGCCCTGCGGCCTAGAAGACCCAGCAATATCCGGCGTGCCGTTTGTGTTTGTCGTGCCGGCGCCGATAAGAGCGGAGGTGCTCTTGATGCGGTAATCACGAGTTGCTGTCGTGATGTTTTCAAAGCCGCTGCCTGTCGAAGTGTCATACGCGACGTTGGCGACACCAGAAGGCAGGCTGGTGTTGTCGTCTGTCTTGGTGTTTTGGTAGGTGACACCGGTCGACGTGCCAATGTTGGACACGCCAAAGACAGCGCAGTTATCAACCACCCACCCGCTATTGAAAGCGGCAATGATGCCGTCTGTTGCCGGCGTCTTGTCGCTAGGGACAGCCAACGTGCAGTTGACTAATTCGTTGTCAGCTTCGCCGCCGTCGTAAATTGAAGGGCATGCGTTGCTGGTGCTGACGATTAAGCACGAATACAGCTTCGTGCGAGTCCACCCATGGAGCACGTACGCATCGTTGTCGCTCTCGAATATGCACCGCTCAAGGCGCATATCCGTCACACCGCTGTTATAGAGCGCCCGGTTTGCCGATCCTGCCAGCGTGCGCTGGACCTGGATCTTCGACATTCGGAAGTAGTTTTCCGAAACCGTGATAGCGTCTGTGAATGCCGTCGTCGATTTGATGCCGGCGCCGTTGCTGGCGTTGTATCTGAGCGCGTTTGTCTGGACGTTTGCGTTATCCGCAAAACTTGCGCCCGTGTCCGTCGTCAGTGTTCTATAGTAGGTGGCGTTTGTCGTCGCACCTGAAATCGTCACCTCTTCGGTGAACTCCTGATTTTTAAGCGCACCGGTCTCTGTCGTCGTCGTGCCGACGAGGTCGTTATCGGTGTCGGCCTCCCACAGCGCAATCGTGCTGTAGGTGCCACCAGTGCCAATAGTGCTGGTGGCCATTTACGCACCACGCGGGGTTTTAGAGCTGATGGCGCTTAGTACAGCGCTGCGACTGACTGCGCTTACAAAGATTGGCACCGCCCTAGTATCGTCAGCCAGCCATATCTGCACAGCAGCGGGCAGCTTCGTGATCTCCACAAAGCTAGCCCGTTTTCTCCTGACGCGCAAGTTTGCGTCTAGCTCGGGCCGCTTCAATACCGCAAGGTCTGCCAGGTCAGTGATGCTTGTAAGGCGCAGAATGCGCCAGTCTGGATGCGTCAGTTCGCGAGGCGACCATTGCCATCCATCGGGGACGATGCTGATCACATCCCCGCGCTTGTACGCCTGGGCGTCTAGCTCAGCGTCCCAGGGCTTTGCCTTGTCTCGCGCCCAAAAGATAATCTCGGCCATCTCATGTGCGCTTCGTCATCGTGACGTGCAGATCCTGCGCACCCTCCACGAGGTGCACGACGGCATAGTTCTGGTACTCCTGATTGCGCACCTGCACCGTAGGATGCAGCCCGAACCCGTACCCGTGGTCGAAGTCGCAGGTGTACCCGTCATTGTGCGGCGCGTTGACCTTGCGCCACTCGGCGTTCAGGTACAGATACCAGAACGAGACAACCGGCCATTCGTGAGTGAGGTCGCCATAGGCGCGAACCGAGAAAGCGTGCGGCGTAATGATCGTGGCTTTCCCGCCCACCTTGAGCACGCGATATAGTTCGTTGGCGAAGTGGACGCGCTCGGGCTTCGTCAAGTGCTCGAGCATGTGCGAGCAATGCACCTCGTCCACCGTGTTGTGATCCCACGGCCACGAGACGTAGTTCTCTGGCTTGTAGAGCGCGTGCCGCTTCATAAACTGAAGCGCGTCAGGCACACCGGGAAGCGGTTTTTGCTCGGCGAGGTCGCAGACGATGTGCACGCCAGCAAAGGCGCGTGAGTCCACGCCGACGAACCCGTCTTTGCAGCGCGTGCCGCAGCCGAGGTCGAGCTTCAGGGGCGCCGTGGGCGATGGGGTTGCTGGAAGTGCGCTCATGCGTAGGCCTTCAGGTACTTTTGTACGCTCTCGGCGTAGCGCTCAAGCCACCCGAGTTTAGTGTTGCACACATGGCAAAGAATGCCGCGCACACGACCAGATGCATGGCAGTGATCGACGTGCGTCGAGCGCGAAGACTTAAACGCCTCCGCGCAGATAAGGCACCGGCCGTCTTGCGCAGCAACCATCGCTCTCTTTTCATCTAAAGTGATGCCGTACTTGGTCACGTAGTGAGCCCGCCTTGAGCGCTCATTGACGGCTTCGCGATGGCGAATGCGCGACTCGCGCGCCTGCAGGTTGTGCTTCTCCCTGTTCGCTTCGCGCCACTTGCGCATGTACGCGGTTCGTTTCTCGCGCTGGTCTGGCGCGCGAGCCCGCTCGGCTTTCGCTGCACGATAGGCGTCCACGTCTTTTGCGCGGTATCGCGCCGACCTCTCAGCACTCGACATTCCCATGCGCTGTCCTTGGTAGTTGGTCATTACCATGCTACCAAAGAATGTCGTTCTGGGCATCGTAGTGCCCGACCAGCACGCGGCAATCCACCGCGCACCGATAGCCGTTCTTGCGAAAGTCGTTCCAGGCGTATAGGTCCTGCGTGCCGACCCCTTGGCCCTCTGAGCCGTTGAGCGTCTTGAACCAAGGCTTGCGCAGCCTGTCGTCCTTGAACATGCTCATCCGCCACAGGTTGAAGCCCATGCCGGTGCCGCAGCACTCGACGACCTCGCCCACGCGCGGCGGCTGCGGGCGGAAGTTGAGCAGTGGGTCCTTCGGGTCGCCCCAGATCTGCGGCACGCCGCCTTCGCCCTTCGTCCAGTAGAGCCCGCCGATGCAGGCGTACTCCGGGTGCGCATCCATGCTCTCGATGAGTTTCACGAGGCCGTCAGGAGGCGGCACGTTGTCGTGCTCGACCGTAAGCACGTATTCCCATTGGGACAGCTCGGGGTGGGCCGGAATGCCTTTCTCAGCATTGCCGACGATATGCTCTATGGCATTGCTGTATGCCTCTCCCACCTCCTGCCCGAGCGCGATTACGCGGTGCACGCCGTTGTTAGGCGGGAAGATCAGGTTCCAGTGGCTAAGGGCCACCTTCGTACTGATCTGATTCGACGCCGGCAGGATGACCACCACGCGCTGCCGCTTCCACTGCGCCGAGTCCTGCATGCGCTTCGTGGACCATTCGAGCATTGCATTGTGGCGCCCGAAGTCATAGCTGACGAGTTCCGGCTTCATGAGGTGGACATGAACCCAATCAGGGGCATGTTCGAGATGGTGTTGGCGAATCCGCTGTAGGCTAGGCCGTCGATGAGCGCCGTGCCTGAGTGCCCCGCGCTGTTCGTGCTCGTGAACACGCCGAACGGCCGGAAGCCGTCGCTCGCGTTCGTCGTGCGCCCGCCGCTCGACTGACCGATGGGGGCCGCGTTGTTGAACGGGAACATGACGTTGGCAATCGCAGCCGTACTCAGGCCCGCGGCCGCTCCTGTGGTAGCTTGGCGCTGGTGGAACGCCAGCCAGTAGAGGCCCGGCCGGAGTTCCATCGTGTTGCCGACTTGCAGGTCTGCATAGCGCTGGCCAACCGAGCCCACGAGCGACTGAGCTTGTGCCGTGGTGCTCCACGTCGTTGTGCCGTAACCGTAGCCAGCAGTGCCCGTGCTCGTAGGGTAGCTCAGGGTGCCAGAAACGCTGGACTGCGTCAGCCCGAGCGAGTAGCTGCTGGACGAAAGCCGCGACAGGCTCGCGCCGTTCTTGGTGTAGATGCCGTATTGGTGCGTGATGGCCTGCGTTGCCGCGACTGTCGTCGTCGCCAAGCTGGCAGACCAGTGCAACCTCATCGCATTGAACGCCACCGGCTCCTGCAACTGATACGGGAACACCCAGATGCTCGCCGTACTCACGCCGATTGCCCCTAGCGTCTGGCTCACGGTGGACATCGGAGGATAGGGGTAGAGCGAGCGCGCCGCAGAGTCGCCCTGCACCCACACAGTAGCAGCACCCGCGGCCGTGTCCTGGCTCAGCGTGATCCCGTTGGACCCGCCGAGCACCAGGTTCGTGCCGCTGGCCGTCGAGCTGCCCGCAGTGTTCCCGCTGATGGTCTGAAAGAAGTTGTGCGCCGAGTTCCAATCACTCGGGCGCACAAGATCAGTCGCCGCGGCAGTGTTCGTCCCGCCGGTCGAGTTCATCACCGTCACCGTGCCGGTGAAGTCGGCGATGCCGTTAGATTTGACGTGAGAGAAAGCGGCCATCTAGCCCCCTATTGCAAGGTTTCGATGGTGCTGACCTGCCACTTTCCATCAACCTTTTGGAATGTGCCGTTCTTCACCTTCGGTGCAGTCGCGGCCTCGATCAATCCTTGCATTCCCGCCTGCATTGATGCGGTCGCTTGGAGCATCGCCTGCATCGCCTGCGTTGACGCGGCCTGCTGTTCGGCAAGCGTCTGGATTGCCTGGGCAATGGCGACAATCGCGGCGTTCTCTGTGCCCTCTTTCTCGGCCTCGGCCTCGGATTCTTCCTGCTCCTTGGCCATCGTCGCTTCAAGTGAAACGCGCTTCTCTTCCTGATCGGACAGCACCTTCAACCGTGCCGTCTCGGCCTGATACTGCGCAATCGTGATCTGCTCGGCCTGCAATTGCTTGTCGAGCATCGCCATCTCGTGGTCGATCTGCACCCGCGCAGTATCGTTCGCCACCTTCTGGCGCTCCGCCTCGACCTTCGCCATCTCGGACTCCGCGGCGTCGAGCATCTGCGCCATCTGCTGATTCTCGGCCTGCAGTTGCTGAATCATGGCCTGAGCCTGCGGCGGAATCTGCTGCTCCTCGCCTTCGTCGTCTTCCATCGCGGCCCGCACCTCGGGCGGCACCATCGCCATGACCGCGCGGGAATACTTCTCGGCGTCCGGGAAATCGCGCAGCTTCAGCAGCGCCGGGGCCAAGGCCGGGGCGAGCTGCGGGGCCGATTGGAGGAGTTGCTCAAGCCCGAAAGCAGCCTCTTCGCGCTGCGTGGCATGCGATGCACCAGCGGTCACGCGGACATCGTATTGCCCAGCAGTCGGGTCGATAGCGACCGTGCGCTTTCCTTCGCGCTGCGCCTTGCCGATGCCAGGCTTCATCTCCACGAACTCGTTTTTCCCGTCCTCGCCGATGATCCGGGCCGTTCGGGCCTGGTCATAAATGCGCGGGATCATGTCGAGGATGATTCGGGCCTCGTGGCTGATGCTGCGGACGCCGTTGTCCTGATAGTGGAACGTGGCAGCGTCGCCCTCGCGCTGGCGGGCCATGATCGCCCGGCCGCTGCTCTCGTTGCCCTGCTGGCCGAGGTTGGCTTTGTGCATGCCCACCGCGGATTCCATGTCCTGCGATGCAAGTTGCCCGAGCGTCGCATAGGTCGCGGGCATCGGAGGCGGCATCTGCCGGCTCGGCGGCGGGATCGGGTTGCCCTGGCCGTCAATGTGGTTGTAAGGCAGTAGCGACGGCGCACCCTTGTTCAGTCGGTCCCAGTGATCTTCGTGCCCCTCAATGGCCTCGAACGGCGCCATGAAAGGAGCTTTTGGTTGCAGCGCAACAAACTCAATGCCCGCGCTGCGCTCCATGTTGTATGCGCGCTGCGCCGGGATGAGCTTGCGCACCAGCCCTGAGAGGTGGCGCTTGCCGTCAACCCACAGTTCATCCCCGTAGTAAGGGATCAGCGGCACCCAGCGGCACGGGAAAATGGTTTCCTCCAGCGTCTCGGCGCCGGTCATCTTGCACCAGGTCTGCGTGCGCTCCTGCACCTCATACTCGGCGCCGATGATCATCGGGCGGAAACCCAGCTCCGCCTCGAGCTTGCCGAACTCCTCCGCCTTGACCGACTTCCTCGAGCCGTCCGGAAGCTGCACCATCACGTACTTGGCCGGCGATTCCTTGATGTAGAAGTATTCGCAGATCGTGATGCCATCGTCATCGGCCCAAAGCTCCGCGTTCTCAGTAGGCCAACCGTCCGTTCCGGGCATCTTGGCCTTCGGGAACGCGCGCTTGAATTTGTCCTTGCGCCAGCGGGTCGTGACGAACCCGTGCATGGCGTCTTGGCCGTCAGGGTCCACGCTCCCGGCATCCAACAAGGCCGAAAACGGGTCGTGGATGCGCTTGATTAGGATTTCCTGCTCGTTCGTCTCAGGCCTCACGACCTCGGGGACGATCCGCGTCCAGCCAAGACCAATGCGGGCCGAGTGCTCAATAGCTGTATCGCGCGCCTGATCTGCGCGCGAGGTGTACTCAATGTGTTTGATCAGCCCGCCGAGGACCTGGGCGGTCCACTTGTCGGCCCCGGAATCCACCGGGAGGATCGAGATTGCGGGCTTGTTGCTGCGCCAGTCGTTGACGACCTGGGTGATGAACTGATTCGTCCGGTCGAACGTGTAGCACGGGCGCCCGGCATCCTTGCGGAGCTTCTCGGCGTCATCCGGCCACTGGCGCGGGTCCGTGGGATTGGAGAACGCCAGATCCTCGCGCATGCGGGACCAGTTGTCCCGCATAGCATCGACTGCATCCTTATACCGCTCGCGGGCCTCTTGCAGCTTGTCTCGCGCCATTAGACCATGTTAGCACGGGCTTACTTCGCTGCAAAGCGGGCGCCGCCTTGAAGCAGACTAGATGCCCAACCCCATGCGCGCTGTATGTCTGGCTGGTCGGCTTGCCGCACAGGAAGCACGGGCGCTCAGGAATTGGAGGGTTCACTCGGCGCGTCCAGCAATTTGAAGCACTCGCGGGCGAAATCATCGCGCCTTTGCCTCATGCGTACTCCTGTCCTCTCACTGCCTGCGGCAGCTTCAGCGTGCGCCCTGGCTTTGCCAAAGCAGCCCGCCTAGCGCCCTCGCAAGCGTACCGCAAAGCGTCGATGACGTGGTTGTCTTTGTCCGCCAACTTGGGCAGGATCGCCTGCGTCAGCGGGTCAAGCTCATAGCTGTATGCCTGCAGCTCCTCGATGGCATGGATGCACCGCGGATGAACCTTGATGTCGAAAGAGCGCAAGAATTCCACGCCTTCCTCCAGACTCCGCGCGCCCTTGATGGCGGCCAACATCTTGGGGAACCCGTGGCGTTGCATGTAGCTGATCGTCTCCGGCCTGGCCGAATCCGCCGTCGTCGGCCAGCGCTCGGCATCCGGGACCGTCATGAACAGCTCGGGCAGGAAATCGACATCGCAACCCACGCGATACGCCTCATGGATCACGTACAGCGTGCGCCCGACGATTGCGCACTGCACCAATACGCTCGGGTCAACAGAGAAGCCCCAGTCTGCGCCCTGCCGAAGAATCCACGTCGGGTCGAGGTCGAAGTCTTCCACCGTCCAGTTCTTGAAGACCCGCGCCTCGCTGTTGCGACGATAGGCGCCGCGCCAAACGTGAGCGAAGCGGTCTGCATCCCGCCTCTTGTCGTACTCCATCTCGGCCCGCAAGACCTCAGGGAACCACGGGTTCTGTTCGTAGTTCACCTCAACAACGACGGAATCCGGCGGCGGGCTCTCGCCACGCAGGAGCGCATCGATAGGGTCTGTTGGCTGGTCTGGGTTCCAGCTAAACCACAGCTCGGACCCATCCGCTCGGATAGTCGGCCGGAGCAGGTCTAGGCTGCGCTGGCTCAGGCTTTGCGCCTCCTCGACCCACGCCACGCGGTAGCCCTCCAGCGACTTGATCGAGTCGGCCGTGTGGTTCTGCATGCCCTGAAACAGGATCAGCCCACCGCCAGGGGCTCGAATCTCGGCTTCCTTGATGTCGAACCCAGGAACCCCGAGGGACTGAATCTTGTCCTCGATCAGCCGCTTTGAGGACTGGGCCAAGCTGCGCTGCACCTCGCGCACGCAGACCGAGCGCATGCCTGGGTTCCTGATGTGCTCCAGCACCAACCGCTCGGCGAAGAAGTGAGACTTGCCGGAGCCCCGGCCGCCGAATGCGCCTTTGTAGCGTGCCGGAGTCAGCAGGGGCTTAAAAGCCCGAGGAACTTCAACCCTTAGGATCGACGACGACATTCTCGATCTTGTGGATCATCTCTAGCGGATTGTCGCCGCCCTCAAGCGTGATCGCGCTAAGGTCAGGCACAGACTTCCTAAGCAGGATCTCGATTGCCTTGATCTGGGTCGCAGATAACTCTACCTCGCCAAATGCGTGATTTGTAAGGCGGTTCACCAGTTGACTCGCCTGAATCTTGGCGCGCACGTCGTCTTGGTGCAGCTTGCCGATTGGTCGTCCTACTTTTGCCATAGGGCGCTATGTTAGCGCACGCTAACTTCGCACGCCACTTCGGGGCGAACCACGCGCACGCCGTAGCCGACGCGCACAAAGTCGCTAGGTGTCCCGCAGTAGCTACAGGCGCGGTCCTCTGCTGGCGCTCCGCACGCCTTGCAGAACTGCGGCGCTTCGTGGATTACCTCACGTCCAATGTAACTCATGAACTGCGGGGGTTGGCCAGTGTAGGCGATGTACATGCCGCGCGCCTCCATCATGAGCTGCGCCGTCGCCTCCGGGCTGATCAGCAGTTTTGAAGCATCTGGGGCGGATTGGATCGCCTTTAAGATGTCGGTGGTCACTAAGGCGCCTTCAGCCCGCGCAGTGCGCCCGCCCACTCATGATCCAGCTCTTCGATAGCCGCGTCTAGGGCAGCATCCCAAGCCTCGGCGAGGAGGCCGCTTCTCTCGGGATCATACCCTTTGGACTCGACCCAATCCAAAAACGATAGCGGCACAGACGGAAACGCCCCGACCGTCGCCGAGGCGTTCCGCGAGCCGGCGGCCACGTCAACCCCTGATGCCGCATCGTATCCGGGTTTCGGCTCTTGCTGCATGCGTGGATTATGCACTAACTCGTTGAAGATGCAACGCCTAACGTTCGTTCAACGCTACGCCTTCGGCGAGCGTTAACTTTTGGTTAGGCCGCTCATCCCACCACTGCATGTGCTTGCCACAGGTGCGTCGGTAGCCGCCAGGCGCCGGGAAGCCGCACGTTGCCTCTTTGTCGCAGCCCGGTTCGTCGCAGGCGTTGGCAATGTCCTCCACTGCCTTGCACTTCGGACACCCGACAACGGTGTCTGCCGCGTCAAACGGGCTCGGCGCGCGCAGCAGCTCGGCATCATCGCCAGTCCAGTCGCACGACTGGCACAGCCAGCGCAGCGGCCTAACTGTCGGTTCAACCGGAGCCCCAACGGCCTCGCTGTTCTCACTCATGGTCGTGTCCTTCGGTGTTGCTGTGGACCGCGCGTTGTGGCCCGGTTAACCTGGCGTTAGGCAGCATCATCAGGCAGCGAGGCGGCCCACGCCTGGGCCTCGCGCTTGCTGTGCATCTTGACTACGCGGCCGGTCAGCCGCTCCCATGGCATCTTGGCGAACAACCACAGTAGGAACATCACCAGCGTGACGAACTGCCAGACGGAAGCGCCGCCGAGAGCGTGGCTGAACCACATGCAGAACACGAGGCCGAAGAAGGTACACGCGTCAGAGAGCACGCTCTCAAGCAGCCCTTCGGTCTTGTCGTACACCACCACCAGCGGTCGGATGCTGCCCAACCCCTCGCTCAACACGCGACCGTCAGCGGCGGGCAATGTCTTCTCGTTCATTCACGTCTCCTGCGCCGCTGCCGGCGCGTTAGCTCGATCGTTAGGCCCCAATGCGCGCACCGCGTCATCGCGGGCGTCCTTTGCAAGCAGCCAGCCACGCCGGTCAGCCCCGCTGCTGTGGTCCGGCTCCCACTCGCGCGTCAACTTGTCCAAGTGGTCAATTCCGGCCACAAGGCGGCGCATCACCGCGTGAAGATCCGCTTCTTCGCGTTGCCCGACCCGCTTGTTCCACTGCTCCAGCAGCAGAGGCATCGGATCGTCGCCGCACGCGAAGCGAAGATTTGTGCTCGCACCGCAGGTGTCGCAAGCAATGTACCGGCCGCCTGCGCCTTGTCCGCGGTCAACGTAGCCCATGCTGGCGTGCCCGCCGCAGAACGGGCACGGCTTGGTGCGGTCGCTGTCGTCAATCAGGTGGTCCATCGTCGTCCTTTCGCTTCGGTAAGTTGTGGCCTAACCCGTCATTCGAGCCGACCGTTCCGGCGGCTCAATTCCCACGTTAGGCCCCAAGAGCACGCGGGCACGCGCCCCAAGCCTAAGCACCTTGTCTCGGTATGCCTGCGGCGTCAGGTCACTGACTTCGGCGCACGCATCGGCGATCCCCTGCAGAACATCGCGCATTGCCTTTGCGTACTCCACAAGCTCCGGCTGCATTCGCTTGCCGTTGTCGCCAAGAGCCCACCGAAGATCGGTCAGCAGTTTCAACTCTTCGTTGGTCATCGCTCAATCCACCAGATCAGCGCTGGCGCCAGCACGAAGCCAAGCAGCGCGAGAAGGTCAACACTCATTGAGGCTCCTTTGCCTTGTCAATCTGCCGCGCCAGCCATTCGGCCCCAAGGCGCTTCAGCTTTTCCCATCGCGCATCGTTCAATCGCACGCTGCGCGGTTTGGTGGCCTCCTCGGGTGGCAAGGGCTTTCGCCCTTGGCCTCGGCCTGCGCCGCCTCGATTCACAGCACCACCGGCTTTTTCTGCGCCTTGATGCCGAAGCATGTAAACAGCAGCGCCTGGCCGTGCGCGGCGCTCTTGTCGGCGTAGCGCTGGGCGGCGGCTTCGCGGTCGGTCCATGTCGGCTGGTTGTTGGCATCGAAGCCGGCAAAGAACTGGCGGGTTTCTTTGTGCATTACGGCGTAGCTGGTGGTTTGCATGTTTGGCTCCGGTGCGTTGTCGATGTGTGTACTGTAGTACGTCATTCAAGCATGTGCAAGCTGTTTTGTGTAACACGCAAAACAATCGCGCGCTTAAGCATGTTGGGGCCTAACACTTCGCTCAAGGGCGACAGTCGCCGGAGTACCGTCGCCTGCGCCTTAGCTCAAGCGTTAGGCC